TACATCAGAGGCAAAAGGCATTTCAGCTCCTACCATTCTTAGAAAAGAAGATACAGAACGATTTCCGTATTTTTCAAATTCTTTTTCGTGTACATCGGGAAGGTATTGAGAAGTAAACTCAATACTCGACCCAAGATAATTACTTGAAAGCGTAGCTTTCGAAGGAGAGGGGGTTAAAGCTCCACCTACTCCGGTCATTGTTACAGACATGTTTAAATAGTTTTAAGGTTTTTAGTTTCTTTTTCTAATTTTAAACTCAAACTGATCATCAGATTCTACCACTCTAAACTTAGTCCCTGTCGTATCGGTAACAACATTCTCCCTTACGCCCATGTCTATATTTTTAGTTTCCTTAATAATATTTCCAGTGGCATCTGCTTTTCCCTGATCATAAAAATGTTTTGCTATGGCATCAGGATTCATCGCCGTAAACAACGAGCGATGATATGCAGCTGGGTCTTTTAAAAGTCCATCCTCATTCAAATGCTGAGAGATAAAATTTTGAACATTGCTCTGAACGGACTTAACTTTCTCAATATCACTTGGTTTAAAAACCTTCTTCGAATCTCCCAAGTTAAATTCAAAACCTTTGAACTCTTCGGAAAACAAAGCATTAGTTTTCTCAGTGAAATGAGAAGCTTGTTTTTTCTGAATAACAGAATCCTTTTCAGATTTAGTTTTATATTCATCATAAAAGCTAAACGCCTCTTTGTAAGCATCAGGAATATCAGCCTCACTAGACTCTAGTGGCGCTTTGTATTTTTCCTTCAGGCCTTCAAAATGATTTCTAGCTTCATACAATGCTTCTTTATAAGCAATCTTTTTAGCTTTAACTTCCTTATCATCATCTAACTCTTCATCATAAGAAAATTGTTCACTTAAAATATGCTCTATGTCTCCCCGATCTAAATGTGGTTTAGTTTGCTCGTAATACTGACGAATTACATCAGCATCTGAAACAGACGCCCAATCTTTTTGAAGTTCAGCAAAATCACTAAATGACCTTCCGGTCTCTTTTTTGTATTGCAAATACTTCTCAACGTCTTCGGGAAGATTTTCTTTTTCGGTATTTGAAAGAACGTTTTTAAGATCGTCCATGGAGCCTAGCTCCACTTCGTATCTTTCTTTTAATTTACTCAGAAACCAATTGTCATCTCTATCTGGTTCCTCAGTTAATATTTTTTCTTCGGTTTCGGCTTGGCCTTGCTCTTCGGTTTGGCTTTGCTCTTCGGTTTGGGTTTGCTCTTCGGTTTGCTGTAGTATCCCATCTTCATTTTTTGTTTCTAAACTTTCAGTTTCCGTAGCAATTTCTTGACTAGGCTCCCGAACTTCATCTTGTGTTTGTTCTGCTTCAGGCTGTTGAGGCTCTATTCTGTTCCCCTCATCATCCAAAGCATAAACTTTGAAATCTTCCATTTTATTTAAATTAAATTAGTTTACAAAATTACGAATAATTAAACTTTTGTAAAAGCTTAATAATCAGTACTTAATAAATCTTGACCATCAAAGTCTATTGGATCTAAGTCCTGTTGCCTTTGTTGAATAAGTTTCGATTGTTGAGTTGCCTGCTTAGCAGTCCTCTTGTCTTTTCTGTCTTCTCTATACTTCTCTTTAGTTAACTGACCTTGAACTTGCATCCCTTGAATATTTCCTTCTAAAGATTTTTGAGCCTGTATAAGCTGTAGCTTTAATGCAAACTCTTTTTCCATCTCTAACAATTTAAGGTCAGACTCCATTTTCATTAGCTCCATATCAGCTTGCTTTTTAGCCATCTCCCTTTGTTGCTTGGCTTGCTCAGCAGCCACTGACGCACTTTGATTTGCTTGAGCTTGTTGTTGAATGTTTTCTTGTTGCTGTTTCCTTGCGTCTCTTTCTCTGCTTTGCTTTCTTACTTTTAAAAGTTGAGAGGCTATTTTTACATTTCTTACATTTCTGATATCTATAGCGTCATCAATGTCAATTTTACCTTGTGATAAAGAAGTATTTATGTGTTGCTCAAGAACCGCTCTTTCTTCTTCATCAGGATGAAGCTCGATGTATATTCCAAAATCATGATGATGAAGATCTTTAATTTCTTTCAAAATCTCCATGCTGTATCTTCCAATTGATTTCGCAAAGTCTTCCTTAAACTCTGAATATTCTAATATGTCAGACATCCTATAAGTAATCCCTTCGGCTAATCTTCTAGTGGTATTTAAACCGGACCTTAGTATGTGCCTAGTAGCAGTGTTAGAGTTAAGGGCAGCCATCTTTTGTATTCCAACTAAAGAATTAGAATCAGGCATAGAACCATCTCTAGCTTCATTTAATCCAGTTACAGACCTGATCATTCCTAGATTGTAGTTATACATATTTATCAAAGAAGATATCTTTGCATTAGCCCCAGAAGAAGTTAATTCTTGAATAGGCATCTTTCCATGATTAAACTCTCCTTCTTCTGTGAAAGATCTACCTATAACAGATCCAGTTTGGAAATAAAGATTCAATGCTTCTTGAGGAGTGTAAGTCGCTCCGTTGCCAAGGTTAATTGAACTTAGTCCGTCAATATCCATATAGACTCCATCTGGAATCATCTTAGCCGTTACTTGCTGAAGCTTTAAGTGTATTAACTGTATTTGATCAGCAAATGGAATCATTCTTTTTACCAGTGAATCCACTTGCCCCCTGTACATTTTTGGAGCACTTACAATATAAGGAGCAACCGCTTTGCTCATTGAGGATTTGGGACGAACCATGTTCTTCATTAAGTCCCATTTTAAAATGTGATTTGTTCCTAGAACAAGTACACCTTCGTACCATACGTCAATTCTTTTAGAAAGTTTTTCAAATCTAGCTTTCTCTGTTCTTGGTGGGTTGAATTGATCGTCTTTTTTAAGCACCTTTTCTCCTCCTTGAGGTGTTTTCTTTTTCTTGTATACGATGTTCTTATCCGTCTTGTAACAGAAGTACAGCAATGTTGCTGTGTTGTGATCAAAGTTATCTGTTTTATATCCCCCTCTGATTCCTTGATAAGCATCCCATTTAGATGACATCTTAGATATCTCTTTAATATCTTCTTGGGTTAGAGATGGGTCTATTTTTTTTAGCTCTGTAATATTTACATTTTTAACTTCTCCAAAATAGTAGCAATCTTCAAAGTCTTGATCTTCTGTAGGGCTCCATATTAAATTAGCTGGATCCACATAATCAACTTTAATCCCGTCATGAACATTAAAAGAATGTTTGACGGAAGAGATTCCTAAAGTTGTTTGATCTTCATCAACTTTATTTCTAATCTGCTCATAGTTATTCATCTTCAAAACATTTTCAATAGCTTTCTCTTGAGCTATCTCAATGTCGTCTTTGTAGTTTAACTGAAGATGAAGTTCTAATTCGTCTGTGCTTTGAGGAAGAGTCGAAGGATCTTGATCGAACATATCCTTTCCGGTAATTGCTTGTATCTCTTGAAGACTTTCTTTGTTCCTCATTTCGGCCTGCAACTTTAATTTGTACATGGCCTTTTTGTTTGAGGATAATGAATCAACAGCGTCCACCATTACATCGTAAAGCCTATTTTGCATTCCATTAACAACAATGTCTACAAACTTAGGTATTACAGGAACAGGGGTCCAATCTAAATTTAAGTACGATATATCCCCATTGACTGCAAGCTCGTCTTTATATTTTTGAACAGACTGCTCTCCCATAGCATAAGTTCTAAGCTTATGATACGTATCTCTATTATTATAAAATCTTGATGTACCACTTTCCTTTCTGAACCATTCAGATTCTATTGCTCGGGCAACAATTAACCCATACTCTTTAGATGCTTTTTCAGCATCAGAAGCGAGCTGATCTGGAAAGCCAACAACGTTCCTTGTTTGAACTCCGTTCATAAATTATCTATCTCAGTATTGTACTAGTTATTCCACCATTATTGTACTTTGCAAAGGTAACATTTATTTCTTTAACATTTTTTGGTGGTTTGTTTACATATTTGTTATTAGCCATAATTGCAAAACCAGAACTAACAGTGGCGTCAAACTTAGTTCTATTATTTATATCGTAGTTTGCCCAATCAAGTAAAGTCCTAGTAAAGTACATGTTGCCAGACCCAGAATCAGAAAAGCCAACGTTTTTTTCTATATAAGATTCAATGGCTTCGGCATGAATTGATATTACGGCAGAAGAAGATGGTATTCCTCCTAGTTCTTTTTCTGCTTTTGATAAATCGTTTTTGTGTTTATCTGGTCTCGATAAACTAAATCCTCTATATCCTCTGTTCTTAAAATGGTATAATAATCTTGGTTTGTTATTTTCCGCAAGTACTGGCATGCCATAAAATACACACGCCATCAACACATCCTCATAAAATATTTCAGCGGTCTGCGGTCTGCTTATATATTCCAAAAAAAACATATTTGATGGTCCATCAAAATTAACTTTAGTCAATCCATGTAAAGCTCCATTAGACCCTCCCCCTCCTACTGTTCCAGAGATATCGTAGCTATCACATCCGAATGCACCAATATGTTCATTTCCAGGATACTTTATACCATTTCTATTTATAGTTCTATTTCTA